AGCCAAAGATATGGTGGAAAAAGAAGAAGAGGATATGATGGGCAAAGATAAAATGGAGGCTAAGATGCCAAAGAAAATTATCAAAACTAAAACTGAAATGGAAGAGTCATATTTCAATAAGTTTGATGCCCGTTTGTCAGCAATCGAAAAAACCAACGAAGATTTGCAAGCGGTTAATGTTCAGTTGTCAGCCGAGAACGAAGACCTTAAACGTCAATTAGCAGAAACCCCCGCCGAGCATACTAAATTCAATCCCGATGCGGAAGTAAAAAGAGATTTCCAATTTAAGATTGGTGCAAAGCGCAACGAGACCATTCAAGACCGAGTTTTCAATTCATTATTTTAAAAAAAACCACTAAAATGAACAATAGAAAAATTAATTTATCAGGGCCAACCATTTCCCCAAATACATATGCGGGTAATTTTGGTAACAAGTACATCGCAGCCGCTTTGCTTTCAGGCGAAACCTTGGCGAAAGATTTAATCACCGTACACCCGAATGTTGCTTTTAAGCAAGTAATCCGTAACTGGCAAAATTCAATCGTTGTTGCGGATGCGACTTGCGATTTTACCGATGGCAGTTCTGTGACTTTGGGTGAATACGTTTTGACTACCACCGAGAAGCAAGTGAACTTGCAGTTATGTAAGAACAACTTACGCACTACTTGGGAAGCAGCACAAGCGGGATTCAGCGCATACGAAAAATTACCCGCATCTTTTGAAGAGTTCTTGTTGGCTCAAGTAGCCGCAGAAGTTTCTCAATCCATTGAGTTAGGTATTTGGAAATCTACCCTTTTCTATGATTCAGCGGTAACCGCGGGACAAGATGGTATGTTCGGTTTTCTTGCTGATAATTCAGCGATTTCAGTAACTGGAACGGGCGCAACTGATTCCTCAAACGTCGTTGCACGTTTACAAGCGATGTTAGCGGCTTCCCCCGCTGCATTGTACGGCAAAGAAGGATTCGGGTACTACGTTGGACCAAGCACAATGAAGGCTTACCAAGCAGCATTGGCCGTTGGTAACTTCAACTTCCAATTCTTTGTAGGTGAAAAACCAATGAACTTTAACGGTATCCCCGTTAATATGTGTCCAGGTCTTAACGACTTCGATTGTGTGTTAGGTTTGAAATCTGACTTACATTTCGGAACGGGCTTATTGAGCGACACCAACGAAGTTAAGTTGATTGATATGTCAGACATCGACGGAAGTCAAAACGTGCGTGTAATTATGCGCTTTACTGGAGGTATCTTGGCTACCAACCCGACTCAACAAGTAATTCTTAATATTGCTTAATTAGTCTTTATAGATAAATTTAACAAGGGGGGAGGGGATTGCCCCTCCCTTTTTTATAAAACAAAAATATGGCTTGTAATACATTAGCAAATAGATATGAACCTTGCAAGGAATTTGCGGGGGGATTAAGAGGCGTTTTTTTAGTACCTTATGCATTTGGTGACGTAGTTTCCAAAGATGCAAGTGGACTTGTAACATCAATAAATAACGGGGCATCACCTACACCCGTAAAAAGCACGGCTTACTTTTTTGAACTAAAAGGGTTAAGCACGTTGGAAATTAGCGGAGCAACGTCAAGGGATAACGGCACAACTGCCTATACTCAGACTTTGACTTTGTCATTGAAGCCAAGCGGAAGCACACCAAACCAAGCGGATAGCGATGCGGAATTATTCGACACGTTAACCAAAGGGCGTTGGAGGGTAATTACTTGGGACCGCAACAACGTATTCACTTTATTGGGTGCAGTTGAGGGCTTAGATGCCACTACTGACGTTGAGGCTTGGGGTACGCAAATGGGTGATGCTCGTTTGAATACCGTTACCTTGATAGGTATGGAAACTTTACCAAAAGTAATTGTTGACGCTGAAAGTTACGCCGATATGAGTACGGTTGTAACTATTTCCGCTTCCTAAATATCGTTCGTTTTCCATTCACTAAGGGGGCTTTACGCCCCTTTTTTGATATATAGCAAACGAAGTTCTTGATTTGCGTTATTTAAATAATGATTGTCAATTCTGCCACCACGCAAATAAGTTTTTTCCCTTTTGTTTCGTTTGAAGACGTGGCATCAAGTGGCGGCGGTGCAGATAGTTTTTTAATTCAGCAAAGCGGATTTGCAATTTTGCAACAAGATGGTTTTAAGTTAATCGCCGATACTGCAAATTCTCAAGTCAACATCCAGTTTTGGCATAAAAACACAAAGACATTAGTCGAGGCGGATAGGGATGTAGTTTTAGTAGGTTCTAAAATTACGATTTTAACACCATCGCTTACGGCCATTTCAGACGTGGCGGAAGATTTAGATACGATTTTAATTCGAGTGCTTTACGAAGATGTTTTGAAGTGGGAATATTTAGCCACTTGGAGCAACGAAAGTACTAATATAAACAAGTCATTTAAAGAATGGGAAGAGGTCGCAGTAGTGGCCCCACAATGGATACAATTATGAGCATTAAATTAATACAGTTGGCGAGTTACACGACACCCGCCGTTATAGAACAAAAAAACAAAGAGTGGGTTGAATATGGTGAGGATAATAATTACTACCAATATTTAATCGACCTATATTACGGAAGCCCGACCAACAATTCCGCCATTAAAGGTATTTCAGATATGATATACGGCGAAGGATTGGAGGTTGTGAAAGCGGACCGACATTTGGCGGGTTACCTTGATTTAAAAAAGGTATTTCACGATGATACTTTGCGCAATTGTGCGATGGATTTAAAAATGTTGGGGCAATACGCCATTCACTTAGTTAAATCCAAAGACCGCAAAAAATATGTGAAGGCCACCCATTGGCCCATCCAAACTTTACGCCCTGAAAGATGCGATGAGGATGGACAAATAAGAGGTTATTATTTCGCCCCTGATTGGTCAAAATTAAAGCGAGGGCAAAAGCCCAAGCGATTTGATGCGTTCGGATTTGACGAAAGCGCAACCGAATGCGTTTTGGTATGCAAACCCTATTCAACTGGTAACTATTATTTTTCACCCGTGGATTATCAAGGGGGTACGCAATACGCTAACCTTGAAATTGAAATAGCCAATTACCATATTAATAACATTATGAACGGCCTTGCCCCATCAATGTTAATTAACTTTAATAACGGGCAGCCACCCGCCGAGGTTAAGGATATGATTGAGGCCCAAATTCAAACCAAATTTAGCGGCTCAAGTAATGCGGGTAAATTTATTCTTTCGTTCAATGACAATGTCGAATCCAAGGCGGATATCACACCCGTTCAATTGTCAGATGCCCACAATCAATATCAATTTTTAAGCACGGAATCAAGTACCAAAATAATGGTAGCCCATCGAATTACATCCCCAATGCTTTTAGGTATTAAGGATAATTCAGGGTTCGGAAATAATGCCGAGGAATTAAAGACCGCAGCCATATTTTTTGATAATACCGTTATACGACCATTTCAACGCCTTTTGTTAAACGGGGTGCAAAAGGTAATGAATTACAACGGGTACAACTTGGATATTTATTTCAAGACTTTGCAGCCTTTGGAGTTCACCGATTTAAGTGGCAAGGTAATGGATGCCGAAACCAAAGAAAAGGAATACGGCTTTGCAAAAACCGAGATGGCGGAATCATTCACCGACTATCCTGAAAGTGCCTCAAACAACGCAAAAAGGGCGTTAAAATGGGTAATGGATAACGGGTGGGGGGATTGCGGCACGAACGTAGGCAAAGCAAGGGCGCACCAATTAGCCAACAAGGAACCCATATCCGAAGAGACCGTTAAAAGGATGGCGGCTTTTCGCAGACACCAACAAAATAAAGACGTGCCATATAGCAAAGGTTGCGGCGGGTTAATGTGGGATTGTTGGGGTGGTGAAAGTGGAATATCGTGGGCCGAGAATAAAGTTAAGCAATTGAATTTGTCAATTGATAAGCCTGAATTTACCGCCGAAGCCGAATCCGATTGGTTAGAATATTTGGAAACTAAGGGCGAGGTAATCGGCGAAGAGTACGAATTGATTGAAGAGGCGGCCGTTACCGATGCAGATAATGAGGGGCAATATAAATTTTTTAAACGCTTTGCAGAACCCGAAGAGAAAAGCAAGGATGATAAGGGCGTATATTTAATTCGTTATCGTTACGCACCAATGCAAACGGCGGGAAATAGCCGCCAGTTTTGCAAGGATATGG